CGCGGGCGTTCGTCGCCATTGCATACATCATCGCTGGGACCATCGAGTTCCATTTGCTGGGAATGTGAGGAGGAGCCAATGGAGGAAATGGCAATCACGGCGGTCGAGTACAGGCCAGCCGTAATCACGGCGGACTTCACCGCCATGCAGAAGAAGCTTGACGAGGCCCTGGAGCCGTACAGGGGCGTGACAATCGAGGCCATCCAGGAAATGCCCGAGAAGGATGTCAAGGCGTGCGCCAAGGACCTGCGGGCGATGCGCAAGGACCTGGAGGAAGGGCGCAAGGGCGTCAAGCGGGAGTACAACCGCCCGCTCGCCGAGTTCGAGGCGGAGGTCAAGCGGCTCGTGGAGCAGATAGACGCGCACCTCGGCATGTTCGCGGAGGTCGAGAGGGCCAACGAGGCGCGGCGCAAGGCTAACCGCATGGGGGCCTACCGCGCGGCCTACGCGGAGTTCCTGACGGCGAACGGCATGGACGCGCTCGCCGACCTGGTGCCCGTGGAGCGGCTTGTCCGCCCGCAATGGCTGAACAAGACGTTCAGCGAGCGCAAGGCGGTCGGGATGCTGGAGGACGCCGCCGCGAAGGTGGTCGGCGACTGGAACGAGCTGCGCAACGCGAACCTCGTGCACCGCGACGAATGCGAGGCGGTGTTCTTCGACCAACTCGACCTGGCGGCGGCGATGGCCCACGAGCGCGAACGCAACGAGCAGGACGCGCGGGTGAGGGCGATGCGCGAGCAGGCCGACGCCATGAGGGCCGAGGCCGAGGCGTACCGCGAGGAGCCAGAACCGCAGCCCGACGCGCCGACGGCGTGGGAGCAGGACGACGCGCGGTGCTACGTGGTGCGCATGCTCATGACGGCATCGCAGCGCGAACAGCTCGCGGGCTTCATGCGGGCCGCTGGAATCAGGGGCGACATGGGCCTCATGACCGAGGCGCAGGCGGAGCAGTTCAAGGCGAAGATGGGGGTGGCGTAGATGGTCTGGGAAGGCGAACGCTGGGCACCCGTCGTTGGCTTTGAGACGAGATATGAAGTCTCAGACATGGGCAGGCTTCGCAGTGTAACGAGGGAGACCATCCGCAAGGATGGCAAGCCGCTGAAAATCGAGGGAAGAATCATGAAGGCCTCGCCGTCGAATGCTGGGTATCTTCGCGTTTCCGCCATGTCAGAGAACGGGAAGAGGGTACAGATACCAGTGCACCGAGCCGTCGCGACGGCATTCGTCGAGAACCCAGACGGCAAAAGGGAAGTCAACCATATCGACGGCGACAAGCTGAACAACATGGCGGAAAACCTAGAGTGGGTTACTCCGAAAGAGAACATCAGGCACTGTCATGAGATGGGGCTATGGCAAAAGCCTGACAACTCGGAGGCAATCGAACGCCATAAGCGCAGGGTCATAGTCGATGGCTCGCTCGAGTTTGGAAGCATAACGGAGGCGGCGGATTACATCGGCAGTTCGGAGTCCGCGACATGTCAGGTGGCGAAGGGTCGTTACAGGACAACCAAAGGGCACACGGTTCGATATGCAGAGGAGGAGCGATAGATGAGCAGGGAACTTTCCAGGACGTACACGGCAAACGACGGCCAGGAGCTGACGCTCAACCCCGCAATCGTCGCCAAATACGTGTTGGGCAACGTGCAGAACGTCCCAGACGAAGAATACGCGAAGGTCATCATGACATGCGCTGCGAGAGGATTGAACCCGTTAGCTGGAGATGTGGCTGTGCAGCCGCACTGGAACCGCGAAAAGGGTTGTAACGAACTGTCGATGGTCATGACCAAGGACTATTTTCAGCGCAGGGCGGCGGCAAACCCGCTTTACGACGGCAAGGAGAGCGGAATCATCGTGCTCAGCAAGGACGGCAGGCCCGTCAAGCGTAGGGGTTGCGGACTCTACAAGGAGCTGGGCGAGAAGTTGCTGGCAGGCTGGTGCGAGGTATTCGTCAAGGGGCGCGCGAAGTCGGAGTACAAGGAGGTCACGTTCTCGGAGTTCGACACGGGGCGCGCAAGCTGGAAGAAGATGCCGACCATCATGATAGAGAAAGTCGCGAAATCGCAAGCCCTGCGCGAGGCGTTCCCCAACGAGTTCCAGGGGTTGTACGAGCCTGAGGAGATGGGCATCGCCACCACCGAGGCGGGCGAGGTTGCGCAGCCAATCGAGGCGGTGGTCATCGAGGGCGAGGAGCAGGCCGTGGTGCCCGTTCCCGACGAGTCGGCGTACGACCGCGAATCCGACCCGATGTGGCAGCGCTACGAGCGCGAGATGGGTCCCGTGGAGCCGCTGGCGGGCCAGGGCTTCGACATGTCGGGCATCGAGTTCGAGGAGGTCGTCTAGATGTACGGCATCGAGAGGGTCGAGCGCCCAAGGTACGCCAAGGGAGGCAAGTCGACGGAGCTGAGCCTCCACGTCCAGAAGGTGCTCGGCGTGGTCGCGGCGATGGGCGACGGAACCTACCAGATTCACCAGGACGAGCATGGCGAGCCGTTCGCCGACGTGGAGAAGGCCAAGCGCTTCGCCGAGTCCATGAGGGACAGCGCCAACCGAATGAACCGCAAGAGCAGGGACGCCACCTTGAAGGTGACGCGCCACCGCACCGAAGTCTACGTCACGAAGGAGACATACAAGGAGGTAATCTAATGGCTCAAGACATCAATAAAGTCATTCTCACATGCAGGCTCACGCGCGAACCGGAGCTTCGCAGGACCCAGTCTGGGATGCAGATTTTGAATATCGGGGTCGCTTTTAACGACCGAAGGAAAAACGGCCAGACAGGAGAGTGGGAGGAAATAGGAAACTTCGCCGATTGCGTTTTGTTCGGCGCTCGCGCGGAGTCGCTGGCCAACTTCCTGCATAAGGGGAGCCGCGTGGCAATCGACGGCAAGCTGCGCTACAGCTCGTGGCAGGCGAAGGACGGCTCGAAGCGGTCGAAGCTTGAAATCATGGTCGACGACCTCGTGCTGTTGGACCCGCGCCAGAACGAGCAGGGCGGCGCTCAGGGCGGCTACGGCCAACAGGCGGGCGGTTACGCCTACGGCGTCGGCAACGCCCCGCAGACGCCGCCACAGCAGCCGCAGTATGCACCGCAGCCGACGCGGAACCCTGGCACGGTGTACGAAGACGACATTCCATTCTAGGAGCAGACGGTGAAGGCGGTCATCTACGACAACTACCACGCGGGCATCTCGATGCTGCCAGAGGAGGAGCAGGACGCGTTCTACGGCGCGGTCATGCGCTACGTGTTCGAGGGCCGCGAACCCGAGTTCGATGGCGTCCAGGCGATAATCTGGGCGACCATCGGGCCGCTCATCGACAAGTCCATCGCTGGGCAGGAGAACGGCGCCAAGGGCGGCGACGGCAGGGGCAACAGGAGGGCTGCGAAACCCAAGGCTGAAACCCAGTCGGAAAAGGCACCCGCGAAACCCAGGGCGAAAACCAAGGGTGAAAACCCCTCCGAAAAACCCCCTGAGAAAACCCCCTCCGAAAACCAAATAAAGAGAAATAAAGGGAATGGAAATAAAAACCCTGAAGGTTTTATTTCCAATTCCCCTGCCGCTGGCGCGGGTGCGGATGCGGGGGAACCCGCACCGCGCCCCAGCGGGTGGGTGTGCCCGAGGTGCGGCTCGCCAGCATACCCAGACGGCGTCGGCTGGAAATGCCCCAAGCACGGGTTCCTGCCCGCCGCAGACCCCGCGCCGACGCTCGACGCGACCGAATGCCCGAAGGCGGTCATGGACGCCGTGAGGGCGGCGAGGGTCCCGTGAGGTACGTCGGCGACCTGCGCGAGTGCGCCCGCCGCCTGGAGCAGTGGCAGGCGGAGCACCGCGCAGCGGGGCGCGAGGACGGGCTGCTGTTCGAGGTCCGCGTCTGGAAGCGCAAGAGGAGCCTCACCCAGAACGCGTACTACTGGGCGCTGCTCAACCGCCTGGGGATGGCCCTGGGATACCCGAGCGAAGAGCTGCACGGGCACATGCTCAGGGAGTACGGGCCATGCGACGTCTTCACCGTACGGGCCGACGTCCCGCTGGCGAGCTACTTCCGATACTACGACGTTGTCGGGCTGGGCAGCGTGGACGGCGTGGAATACCGCCACGTTCGGGCTTTCAAGGGCAGCTCGGAAATGGACCGCGCCGAGTTCGGCAAGCTGCTCGACGGGGTCATACAGGAGTGCCAGCAGCAGGGCATCGAGACGCGGACGCCCGAGGAGGTGGCGCGGATGAGGTGGATAGAGGGCGAGGGATGATGGCTGGGGTCACGACGCTGGACAGGATGTACTGGCCGCTGATGGAGCTGGAGTCGGTGGAGCTGCCGTTCTGCGCGGTGTGCGGGAGGTGCCGCCCGCTGGAACGGCATCACTTCGTCTGGCGCGGATGGGGCGAGGTGTTCGAGGGCGGGAGGAGGCTGGAGAAGCCGACCGTGACGCTGTGCGGGTTCGGTAACAACCTCCGAGACGCCGACGGAATCCCGTACTGCCACGGCAGGGCGCATCACAGGATGCTCCACTTCCGCAACCACGGCGGGCGCCTTGAGTACGCCGAGTTCGACGGGCCGACCAGCTACCTCGACGCCCTGGAGATGGGCGACTGGAAGCCGATTGAAATTCCCGAAAATTATCTATTGCAAAACAATTGGTAACGTGTATAATAGAGCCATAAGGAAAACAGAGGAGCCAAGGAGGCCGACGATGAAGCAGTACAACTACGGGACCACGGGCGCGACCTTCAGCGAAATCGACTACGGGAAGCGGATGCACGGCAACCACAGCATCAACGTGGTCTACAGCGACGGCAAGACGTTCATCCACTCGCAGGGATGGGTCGACAGCCACGAGGAAGCCGAACAGCTCATCCGAGACCGCGCCGCGAAGTTCGGCGTGACGCTCGTCGGGTTCGAGCGCGTGGCGTAGACGGGAGGAAGGCATGAACCCCATCAACCAGAGCTACAGCGCAGGGAGGCCGTACCCGTGGGACGGCGCAGCCCCGAGCGGCGCGCGGTGCGCCGACTGCGGCAGGTGCCACGGGAGCGACAGGTTCGAGGGCCTGGGATGGTGCGCCGAAATCGGGGAAATCGTCAGCCTCGGCGACATGGTGGGCGAGGGCGACGAGTTCGAGTGCCCGAGCTTCGTCGGGGAGGTGAGCGCCGCGTGAGCGAGATGGAGGCGCTGAGGGCGGAGCTGAGCGGGATGGGGGTGCCGTGGCGCGACCTCAGCGCCCCTGGCAGGCAGCGGACGCTGTACATGGGATGCCACGGGACCGTCGCCGTCATCGTCGGCGAGAACACGTGCGGCGGCGACAGGGGGCTGCTGGAGGCGTGGAACCCTGGCGAGCCTCACGAGGGATGGCTGCGCGCCGAGGAGGTCCCCGAGCTTTTCCCGCCGACGATGGGGAAGCGATGCACGAGAGCGTGAGGGGCTACGGGTTCCACGGCCACCCGACGCCGACCTGCCAGACGTGCAGGAAGCGGGACAGGTGCAGGAGCGTCGGGCTGTGGTGCATACGCTACGAGTACGAGAACGCCGCCTGGGTGCCAGATGTGGGCAACGATGGGCAAATGCCCATTGAGGGCGCCGACGGCCCGCAGGCGCCGCGAGAGCGCCCCAGAGGGGCATGAGAGGGGCAGCGATGGGAAGGAACGCTGGCGGGTACGCCATGAAGCCAGGTGCCAGGCGGCTGACCGACGACCGCACGAGAGCGGAATCGGCAGAGGGCAGGCCGAACCGCGAGCAGCGCAGGGCGATGGAGCGCCTGCGCAGGAAGGAAGGCAGGAAATGAGGGTGACGCTCGAGAGGTACGAGAGCCACGGGGACGAGGTTTCGACCGACACCGTGACCATCGACAACGCCAAGTGGACGAACGACCTGGCGAGGTTCCTCCGCGACTGGTGCGGCATCGGCAAGAGGAGGAACGACGCGCCCGCGAGGAACGAGGCCGAGTGATGGGCAGCGTGTACCGATACCCTCAGCACGTCATGGACGCTGCGCTCGAACGGGTGCGGGCTGGCGAGGACAAGGCCACGGTAGCGGCAGAGCTTGGGGTGCACCCCAACACCGTGCAGAACTGGGCGTTCGACGCCCATATCGCCGAGCACGCCGACCGAGCGCGCGCTGGGCTTGCGGCTGTCTACGCAGAGGTGCCGAAGCCGACTGGCATCCACCCCGCGATGCTCGGGGAGGTGATGGGGCTGTGACAGAGCTATCTGGCCACGACGGCCACGACAGCTTCGCCTACGTGCAGCTGCGAGCAGCGCAGAACGACCTTGAGCACGCATCGAGGCGAATCCACGACCTGGAGGACCAGCTCGACGCGCTGGCGGAGCTTGCCGTGGACATGGCACACGACTTGGAGGACGCGCCGAAGGGCGCATGGTATGCGAAGCGCTTGTGGGCGCTGATTGGAGGGCGATAGTGGATAGCGTGGACAAGTTGCGCGAGTTCGTGGACGACCAGTTCTCGGTTCGCGGTCAGGCGTACAAGCAGGGCATGGCTATCGCAGACGAAATCGAGCGCGAAATCGCCGAGGCCGAAGCGTTCTGCAGGAGAGTGGAAGAGGCAGCCAGGAACAATGATGAGCTGGACGTCTTCGGCGTTGCGTACATGCCGCTGCCCGTGGACGCTGACGGCGTTCCAGTGAGAATCGGTGACGTGATGGAGTTCGCATACGACCTGCCGCAAGACCAGCCAATCTTTGAGGTGAGCGGATTCGGCGCAAAAGGGGCGCTGTTCTATGTCCCCAGGGGGGAGATTCGCGCACGGAATACAACGACGGCAAGCGTTGTCCGCCACGTCAAGCCGTGCACGCTCGAAGACGTGCTACGGGAATTCGCAGGCGATTACCGCAGAGCCATGAACGCATTCGAGGAAGGCGATGAATACGGGCCGTCGATAACCGAGCTGACCGCAAGATGCGCCGACGAAATCCGCGAGCTGCTGGGCGGTGATGCGGAATGAGCAAGTTCGAGGTCATAAGCGGCGTAGAGGGATGCTGCCTTGCGCTCGACGATACGCGCATCGCGGGGCCGAAGCCGTGGGGCGGCGGAACCGTCATCCACGCCTGGGAAACCGACAAGGAGTACAAGGCCGTCGATACGCAAAGCCGATGGTTCCAGCTCTTCGGCACGCCAGAGCGGGCGGCGCAAACAATGGCGCTGCAATGCTTCGGCGCGGCATCGGAGGCATGCAATACGTGCGTGTTCGACGAATGCGACGGGAAGTTGCGCAACAGCGGAGCATACCCGACCGTTTACGACGCGCTTCTGGAATGGCTGATGAAAGGGGATGCGTGATGTGCGATTACTGCAAGCCGTGTGGGACGGCGATTGATGACGATTATCCAGTGTTCGAGGACATGTTCGACTGCTATCCCGTCGAGTGCTGCGAGGTCATGTGCTACACGGCGAACCACGAGGTCTACCTGGTTCGTCATGCGGTGGATTGGTATTTGGCGCTCGTGAACGGCTACGACGGCACGGGCAGTACGGTCAGCGTGAGTGCATGCCCGATATGCGGACGCGATTTAGGGAGTGATGCGGAATGAGCAAGTTCGAGGTCATAAGCGGCGTAGAGGGATGCTGCCTTGCGCTCGACGATACGCGCATCGCGGGGCCGAAGCCGTGGGGCGGCGGAACCGTCATCCACGCCTGGGAAACCGACAAGGAGTACAAGGCCGTCGAGACGTGCGAGCGCGTGCGCGATGACGTGAGCGGCCTGGACGTGCCGCACAACGGCTGGTACGTGTGCTCGAAGTGCGGGGAGCCGCTGCCCATCATGAACCGCTATTGCGGGGGCTGCGGTGCAATCGTGGGGAAGGTGAAGCGATGAGCGAAGCGACCTGCTTTACCTGCGGAGAAACCTACTACAACGACAAAGCCGAGACTTACATAAAGGTGACACGCATCGAGCGAGACGGAGCCAGGAAGAAAACGACCAAATGGGGCGGCATGGTGTGCGATAAGTGCATACACAAGTTCTTCGGCAAGGAGGGGAGCGAATGACTAGCGCTACGACAATCACAATCACCGAGAAAGTCAGGCCAGCAATGACGAAAGCTGGCAAGAAGGTGCTCGTCCACATGGGACATGTCGGGCAGAGCGTCGGCGGCTTCGTGTGCGAGTACGAGGACGGGAGCATGAGCGAGCTGATTCAGGAGGACTTCGTCTTCCTCGACAGCAAGGAGCTGTTCGACGGTTTCTGCTGGGGAGGTGCGCGATGACTAGCGCGACCGACCGCATCTGCGCGAGCTGCTACTTCTTCAACCCTTGCCCGTGCGGGGCGTGCCCGTATGGCGTGTGCGGTAACACGCACTCAATGTATCTGCATGAGTACGCGCATAAGGATTCGCACGCATGCACCGCCTACATGGAGATACCCACCGAAATCACTGACAAGCTGACCTATTCGACAGGGGAGGGATGGCGATGACTAGCATGACCGACAACCGAACGACCGAGCTGCTGTGCAAGCTGCTCGAAGAGCGCGGTGTCGAATGGAAGGACGGCGAAGCCGCTTACGAAATCGAATGGAACACGCCCGATGGGCGGCATTGCTCCGCGATGTACTGGAAGCCGACGTTCACCGTGCTCGTAAGCGGATGTACGCCCGAGCAGGCCATAGCCGCGACGCTTGGAAGGCCGAAGGTCAAGAAAGTGCGCGGGATGACGTATGACGAGCACGGCGGTGAGGTCTACTACCTCGCGTGCTCTGGATGCGGTGATTGGGTGGACGGCGACCTCGACTGTATCGGCGAGTATGACGGCCCGAACTTCTGCCACAACTGCGGCGGCGAGTTCGACGGGCCGTTGCTGTGCAGGGCGTGCGGCGAGCTGGCAGATATGGAGTTCGGCGATATGTGCGCCGAGTGCTACTGGCATGAAGACGAGGGAAACGATGAGCGATAACCGAACAACCGAGAGGAAATCCCCCGCCGAAGCAAATGGCGATTGCACCATTTGCAAAGGATGGGTTGATGACGGGAGAGGCGGCACGTGCGTTTTCACAGACGATTTTTGGGCACCGCATTGCCCGTATGACAAGGAGGCCAAGCAATGACCGACAACCAAACGACCGAGTTGCTGCGCGAAGGATTGACCGAACGCGGCATCGAATGGCGCAGCGGACTCGAAGGCGTGACCTTCGTGGGCGATTGGTGTTTCATCGAATACGACAACGGGAGACTCGCCGCGACTTGCGAACCAGGGCTCACGCCCGAGCAGGCCATAGCCGCGACGCTGGAGAGCGATGAACCGATATACGACGAGCTTCTGCGCTGCCTTGAGAACGACTGGAACATCAAGGCATCGTGGGACGGTCTGCGCAAGTTCTGGTGCGTCGAGCTGACCGAAGAGGGCGTGCGGATGCGCGACGCGCACGACGAGGCGCTGCGCAGGATTGCGGCGCTCGAAGAGCTTGTTTGGTTCATGGTGCCGTTTTTCGGCTCCGCTTGCTCGCACGAGTGCGGATGCCCAGATGATTATTACTTTGACCCGTACGGATGCGATGACGGATGCAAGGCGTTGAAGGAGCTGAATGAGCGCATGAAAGAGCTGGGAATAGAGGTGGACTGATGAGCGATGAAACGACCTTGCTGCCGTGCCCGTTCTGCGGCGGCGAAGCAAGCAGACGGCTGTTTTATGGCGCTCGGTATGGCGTGTATTGCGACGAATGCGACGCACGTGTGGGCGGATTATTCAACACCGAAGCCGAAGCCATCGCAGCATGGAACGCACGCGCCGAGCACGGCACGCTGACAGCTGAGCATGTGCGCGAGGTAATCGAGCGGCATGTCAAGTTCTACGAGGGCGGCGATTATGACGAGCAGGCAATCGCCGACGAGCTGAACGCCCACGTGGGGCGGACGTGCGAAGCATGCGCATTCAGCAAGCCGACCGACCTCACCGATGGATGCGCGGCGCTGGAAAGAATCGCCGAGCTTGAGGAAGAATGCGACCAGCTGCGCAAGGCCGTGGCCTACTGGCAGAGGATGTACGAAGAGCAGATAGGGGTGAGGAGATGAGCAACGCGACCAAATGCGACCGATGCGGCGCATGCTACGAGTACGGCGGCATGACCGTGGGCGAAGAGTACGACTTGTGCGACGGGTGCGTCGCAGATTTCGAGGCGTGGATGGAGTGCCAACCTGTTACGGGTGCGCCCGAACGTGTAACAGAATCGGGTGAAACGTTACGCGACACCCGCGAGAAGCTGGAAGCGGACGTGCGCAGGAAGCAACGCGAATGGAGCCAGTCACCGTGCGCGTTGGATACTAATGTTCACGAGGTTATAGGCTGGCTCGACCGCCAAGCGGTGATAACCGAGCGTGAAGTGAAGCTGCGAGAACTTCACAAGTTCGAGGAAAACCACCGATGGCATGTGCGCTCAATCGAAGAGGTCAACCAGCAGCTCAACGAGCGAATAAAGGAGCTTGAGGACAAGGTGCGGCGGCAAGCCGAGTCAATCGGGGAGTGGGAGCTGCGCTGTGAGTCCCTGGAAACCGAACGCGACGAAGCGGCCCAGCGCATCCAGACGCTCGAGTTGGAAATCGCCAAGCGCGACAAGGGCATCGAGCGGCTGAAGAGGCGCCGAGGCGAGCTGACCGAACAGCTCGGAGCTATGGCGGACAGGATGGCGAAAGATGGGCGATGACATGCAGACGTGCGCCAACTGCCGCTGCGCCGTCCCCATCGACGACGAGGGCGGCTACCTCGAATGCCACCGCCACGCGGTACAGGTCATTGGCCTGAGCGACGAGGGCGGCACGTGCTCTGGCTTCCCCGCCACGAACCCCTGGGACTGGTGCTACGAGTACGTCGAGGGCATCCCGAGCTGGGCGGGTGACGGTTGCGAATGAGACTATACATCAGCGGCCCCGTGACGGGCATGTACGACCGCAACCGCGAGACGTTCGAGGATGCTGCCAGGGCGCTTTCCGAGGCGGGCCATTCGGTGAGCGTGCCGACCAGGTTCATCGCGGATTCGATGGGCTACCACGACGCCATGAGGACATGCATAGCCGAGCTGCTTCGGTGCGAGGCCGTGGCGTTGCTGCCAGGGTGGGAGCGGTCGTTCGGCTGCGGCGTGGAGGTGTCGGTCGCGAGGGCGTGCGGCATGGACGTCCTGACGTGGGAGGCGTGGGCATGAGCGGCGGGCAGCACGGCAAGGTGTACCAGGCGTCGCTGAGGTGCAGGGAATGCGGCCAGGTCGACCACATATGGAGGAAATGCTCCAAGGCCAGGGCGAAGGGGCACGTGAAGCACATGTACTGTTGGTGCTGCGGCGAAGTGACCGCGCACGAGGAGATAGGAGGAGATTGGTGGAACTCAAGGTGAGATTGACGGACGGCGCGCCGCTGCCGAGGCACGCGAAATTATAGGCGAACATGCGTGCTCTTACGCCTGATATGAGGTATAATTCGATTGTTCGGGTAGTGGCCGAGCGGACAATCGAATATAATATCGAATTGCGCCGTCGGTATGGAGCCACTACCTCCATGCCGACGGCGTTTCGTTTGGAGTAGTGGTCCAGATGGTGAGTCAAGTCAAAAAGACAAAACGGAAAATCTCAATGCCGAAAACCCGCGATACGTGCGCTGTTTGCGGTAACCCGATTAAACCGCCGAAACGTGCGTACTGCTCGAAAGACTGCATGACCTCAGCGCAGACGAAAAGGGAAGCGGAGAAGAAATTTCAATCACGAATAGCCGAAATGGCACAACTAGAGGTCGAAGACATCGATGACGGCGAGGAGTGGCGACCGATTGCAGGATATGAGGGTGAATACGATGTGAGCAATTACGGGAGGGTCCGTTCGCGCGGGTTTATTCAAGAAGCCGTAAACGGGCGAAGAATCCTCATGAAGCCGCGCCTTTTAACGCAGCAAAAGACGAAAGATGGGTATATGAGAATTGAAATCTCAAAGCAGGGGCGGCAGAAGAAGTTCGCCGTTCACCGTCTTGTTGCAAATGCGTTTATTTCGAATCCAGAAAACAAACCCCAGGTGAACCACATCGACAGCGACAGAGCCAACAACAAAGCCGAAAACCTTGAGTGGGTGACTGCGAGCGAGAACGCCGTGCACGCCTGCAAGTACGGGTTCGCGAATCCAGACCCGAAGCTGATGACCGAATGCAAAAGAAAGCCAGTCGTCAGGGAAGATGGCGAAGTGTTTCCGAGTGCAAGAGCGGCGGCGAAAGCGGAGGGGTTATCGGCTGGAGGCATCGAATGGCATCTACGGAAGGGTACGGCTGTCCCACGCAGCGGCCTTAAGTATCAATACGTCGAAGATATGGAGGATAGGGAAGTGAAAAATCTTGAAATCAGGGTAAAGATGAATGAAGGCGTAAAGGTTCCGAGACATTTCCGCGAAGGTGATGCTGGTCTCGATTTAACTTCGCTTCACGCTCATGTGGTCAGACCGCACGAGCGGGTCATGGTTAGTACGGGATTCAGGGCGGCTATCCCGACAGGTTTTTTCGGAATGGTCGTCCCTCGTTCTGGGGTCGCGTGGAAGCGGGGGCTTACGCTCGTCAATTCTCCTGGAATCATCGACTCTAACTATCGCGGCGAAATCCTTCTGCCGATGCTCAACACATCAAACGAGAATCAAACAATCTTAGCAGGTGAGAGAATCGCCCAGATTCTCATATTGACGCATGAGACGGTGTCCTGCGTCGAGGTCGACGAGCTGCCAAGCACCGAACGGGGCGACGGCGGCTTCGGTTCGAGCGGGGCGATGTAGCATGGCGAGAATCAAGATGGACGGCCACGTCGTGTTCAACAGCCCGCAGAAGGCAGCTGCGTGGCTGCACGCCACGGGCCAGACCAAGGCCAGCGACCCGAGGAGCGTGGCTGGCAACGTCAACCGCGCCATGAGGGACGGCGGCAAGGCATACGGCCACACGTTCGAGCGCGGCGAGGGACCCGTGACCCGCGTGCGATGATGGGCCGTGCGCTTCGTGCGCAGACCTCCCTTCCACGACGGCGCGGGGATAGCCCCGCGCCGTCACTCGATGCGGATTGCGGATTCTGGCACGTCGCCCCTCGGGACCGCGCACAGCTCGTAGCCGCACGCGCCGAGCATCTTCGCCAGCGTGTTCGCCTGTGGGCTGCTGCCCTTCGTGCGCTTCACCGACACGTAGGACGGCGAGCGGCCCATCGCGGGGCCTATCGCTATGACTGGCACGCCAGAGCGCGCCGCCGCTTCCTTGACTGCGTCCATCGCCTTCATGACATCGACCTCCTCGAGCGGCGATGGTATCACTTCGGGGCCGTGTTTGCAAATAGCAAAACTTTTTTCAAATTATCCATTGCAAACCAGATACAATCATGTATAATAGACTCATAAGGAAAAACAACCGAGGAGCGAGGAGCACCGAGATGACCGCCAAGAAGCAGACCAAGGCAGAGCGAATCTTCCGCGAAACTTACGCCGAGAGCCGCAACCACATCCGCACGTGGGGCTTCGACGAGAACGCTGGCTGGAGCGGTTTGGTCGATTCCAAGGAGGAGGCGGTGCACGCACGGACGCTGAACGCAATCGACAAGCTCATCGACGCGGAACTCCGCAGCATCGAGCACATGGAGCGCTTCACGTTGAAGCACCCGAGCGGCGACGACGAGCGCGACCTCGCCCGCCTGGAGAGCTACACCATCCGCAAGCAGGCGCTGACCATGACCCGCAACACGGTCGAGAGCGTCCGCAGGAGCGAGCGCGAGTTCAAGGAAATGCTCGCAGCCCTGTAAAGCCGACAAGCCCGAGCTGGGGCGGGCCGAGACCCCAGCACCGACCGAGGAGCAAAGGAGAATGACGATGGGAAAGTACGAGAGCAAGAACGCGGGGGCCGTCCTCGAATACGTCGAGAAGCTGCTGGCGGAAATCGACGGGCAGCCGCGCAAGCGCTACCGCATGCGCGACGTGTGCGACGGGCTGAGCGTGTTCGACTGGTGGACCGATTACATGGGCGTCACGAAGCTGAAGGACATGCGGAAGTTCCTGAAGGCAGCAATCGACCGAGGCTACACGGGCTACGTGTGCTTCAAGGTCGGGGCCTCGGGGTGCGCGAACGGCATGTGGGCGCATGTGGAGGAGTCGGAGGACGGGTACTCGCCAAGCGGCGCGTTCCTGTACAAGAGCTTCACGCCAGACTACAACTGCTGGTCGGCCAAGACCGAGGACGGCGAGTACTATCCCGAGGCGGCTGGCGGCGAATGGAACTCATGCAAGACGGTCAAGCAGCTCGACGCGATGCTCGAGGGGGTGGCGTAGCGTTCGCGCGGCCCATTTTCCGCGGAGGGTGCCAGCTCTGAGGAGCTGGCACCCGTGGGGCGGCAACCCAGAAACGACGCACATCGGCCGCCCCTCGGGTGCCCCGAGCACCATCCGAAATTCCCTGAAATTACCTATTGCAAAACGCTTGCAACCGAGTATAATAGTTCTTGTAAGGAAAAGCACCGAGCCGAGAGGGGCAGACATGGCAAACATCATCACGGCAGCCGAAATCACCGAGAGCATCGAGCGGGTCCGCGAGAGCCAGCGCAACAGGGCGGAGCGCATAGCGAACTGCGAGGTCGATGACACGGATTGCTTCATGAGCATCGCGAGCGACCGAGCGGCACTGGAACTCTACGAGAAGCAGCTGGAAATCCTGAACGACGGCGGCTACGCGTGGTTCACCGAGTACGCGACGCTCGACGGCCAACTGGTCGACGCCCGCTGTGTCGAGACTCGGTACGGAGCCAAGCTGGTCGCCGACATGCCGAACGGCGAGACGGTGTGGACCACGGCAACCACCGACAAGGGCCTCGCCAAGCGCGGGCTGCGCAAGGTGCGCGTCAAGCGCGCCGCATGGGCGGACTTCGGCAGCCCATGGGCGACGGTCTACGCATCGAAGTACAACAGGGCCACGGGGAAGGAGGAGAACGGCCCAGTCGAGGTCGAGCTGTAGGAAAAGGAAAAGGCCCCGAATGGAGAGTTCGGGGCCACCGAGGAGCCAAGGTCGGGAAGACCTGGCACGGAGAGGAGTATACCACATGAGCACGAGGAGCGCGACAATCATCCGCCAGGAGCAGCAGAAATGGAAGGCGCTGGAGGGCGGCGGCTACGAATCGGACGGACTGGAGGTCGTGGAGGTGGCGCGGTTCTACCGCCACTGCGACGGCTACCCGACGGGCCACGGGCTGCAGATGGCGACGAGCTTCGCCAGGACCGAGGGCGCCGAGCGCCGCGACTGGTTCCAGCGGTTCCTCGGCCCGTTCATGACGGGCGAGGGGCTTGTCGGCACGGCCTTCGAGAGCTGGGGCGCGCCGACGCTCGAGTTCGAGCCGAAGGGCACGATGCACGGCGACCTGGAGTACCTGTACGCCGTGACGCAGCGGGCCAAGCGCGTCGAAATCGCGGTCTGGGCAATCGGCTGGGACGAGCATTACGAGGACGTGATGGACGGCAGCCCGCTGTTCGAGGGCACGCCAGAGGAGTACATCGCGGAGTTCGGGAAGGCGGAGTAAACATGGGGGCATGCAACTTCATCCAGTTCAAGTCGGCGCGGACCGCGCAGCACGCGTTCGACGCCCTCGTGGCCGAGGCGGAGTGGGACCACGGCCACGACCCCTACAACGGGACCATCAGCACCACGCGCCTGAAGCGAGGCCACGCGACCGTCGCCGAGGAATGGGGCGAGGCGGCGAGGGATGCCGCAATCGGGATGGCGGATGCGGACGGCTGGGGCGAGAAGCGGGAGTCCCGCGCAATCGACTGCGGGCGGATAGGCGAGGCTGGACCGCACATGTGGGCGTTCTACGGCTGGGCCGCGTGTTAGGAGGGGCCATGAAGGCATACGATTTGAGCCGCGATGAGATAGCGGCGTTCCTGGGGACCGACGAGGGCAGGGCGTTCCTGGAGGGAATCGACGCCAAGTGGCCTGAGGCAATCGGGCCGATGCGGGAGTCTGGCTTCATCGCGCAGGCCGCTGGCGGCGTGGCCGTCGCCATGACCTACGCGAACATGGTGGAGGCGCAGGGCCTCGAGGGCGCGGCGCGCATGCTCCAGATGAACGGCGTCGAGATGCCCGCAGGGGCCAACGAGACGGCGCCTGACGGGCGGCAGGCGTGAAAACTGGCAAATACCCACCGAGGACGATAGCGGGCGCGAGGGCGCCCGAGGAAGGCGGAGAAGATGGACCTTGCAGGGAAGCGGCGGGAGGACGCCATAAGGCGGAGAATCCGCGAGCTTGTGGACGGGCGCAAGGTGGCGATAAGCGCCATAGCGCTGAAGGCTAGGGTCGACCAGGGCACGGTGAAGGCGGTATACGAGAACTCGGGGCCGAAGAAGCAGGGAATCATGGCCGCTACTGCGGGCAAGCTGGAGGCGGGCCTGGACGAGCAGGAGAGGGCGCTGGGCATGGTCAAGAGGTGCGGCACGTGCGGAAGGGTGTTGCCAGTCGGTCGGTTCAGCGCCAACAGGTGCGCCGACGACGGGCTGCAAACGCAGTGCAAGGAGTGCGTGAGCGCGGCCTACAGGAAGAGGTCTGGAGGGAAGGGAGCCGAGAAGGTGAACGACTACACGAAGAGGAACATCGACGCCGACATAGTGCGCAAGGTGAAGGCGGAGGACAAGCGCGACGTCGAGAGCAAGTACATGGCGCCGTACTTCGGGCTGGAGCCGAAGCAGCTCGACGAAATCAGAAGGGGCATCTGGGACAAGCTGCTGCTGACGCCGATGGTGCCCAAGCGCGCCGACTCGGTGCTTGAGGCCGTGGAGCTGCTGCGCGGCGAGGTCGCCCTGCTGAGGAGGGAGGTCGAGTCCGTGATGATGGAGCTTGGCGTCGACGTGAAGACCGTCGCGGGGGCCACGGAGGCCGCCGCTGAGGCGCGGTAGCGCGCGATAGACGGGATTACCAGATTCGCAGGAATGCGGGCGGCAGGGCGCCCGAGGAAGGAGATGACATGGCGTTGGATATTGGCGAGTACGTCGTCGGCACATTCGAGCCGTGCGACGTTGAGGAGCGCGTCGAACCCGAGGTGCTTGGCTACATCGAGGACAACGGCCTGATGGACCAAATCGTGCTCACGACGGTCAATTACCTGCGCGACGCTTACGATTGGGACTTTGGCGACACAATCTACGAGTGCCTTTGGGCGGCGTTGCTAGAGGAATTTGGCAAGGAGAAGCTAAAGGAGCTGGAATCATGAACCGAAGGCAAATCGAGGCGGTTTTCTCCGAACTGGAGGCGAGCAATCCACTTGACAGGGCGCATCTGTTCCTTGACCTCACAACCGACAATGGGAGTTCATGCGAGCTTGTCGTCCGATACGGCGAGTACGACCTGTTCCTGGACGACGGGCTGCTCGTCATGCGCTACTGCTATACGGACGGCGACATGCTGCCATTCTCCAACACGCCAGACAGGCGGCACGTCGGCGTCAACTTCATACCGTTCGAATGCATCAAGCTAGTCGAGCTTGGTTCTGGGGAGGTGCAACCACGATGGTGAAGAACTGGTACGGCAGCCTGAACCTCGAGACGGGGCCAGAGATGCGCGAGGTCCCGAGGGACAAGTGGCCCGTCATGCCAGGGCTTGAGAGCGAGCCGCTGAACGTGTGGCTCAGCAACGAGTTCATGGCCGTACTCTACCGCCAGAGGGTCGGCGGCGCGCTCAGGCTGTGCGTCAACAAGACGCGCAGGAACGGCAAGGATTGGCGCGACGGCATTACATGGGACGAACTCCAGAGAATCAAGAACGAGACGCTGGGCGAGGACGTTTGGTGCATCGAGAACTACCCCGCGCAGTCGGAGGTGGTGAACGTGTCGAACATGCGCCACCTCTACGTCGTCGACGAGCCGCCTGCGCAGAGGTTCCCGAAGGAGGCGTTCG